TCAACCGAATGACCCCTTTCTGTGACATCTCTTTTTATTTTCCATTTTTTCTTTAATGTTTCATCGGTATCCATAAAAATTTTTATATCATAAACAGAAGAAGAGTTTTTATCGTACAAACTATGTAGACCGCAGACAATTAAATTGTTTGACGGGTTAATTAATTGTTTTTCAGTGAATTTTCCGTTTTCGTGATTATAGTCAACCTGAAATATTTCTTTACCTAATTTTAAGTTAAAAATATCTTCATTCATTTTTGTGATATAGTTTGCGTCTGGATTTAGATGCGTTAATTTGCCCCAATTTTCATTATGTCTCTCCCATTTGTGATACCTATCGCATTCTAAGGTAAAAGAATCAAAGAAAGATTCTTTAAGTATTTTACTTAAAGTGCTTTTTCCCGAACCAGAGTCACCGCATATTGCAAAAACATTACATTTTGATAAAATAAAGCTGTAATCGATATCAACTAATGTATGTGAAATATTATTATCTTTTAAATAATAATACAATAGCGTTTCTGACGCTGAACCATATTTTTCTATTAATTCGTTTATTCTTGTGTAAATATTAAAATACAAGTCCATTAATTTAGAGGGTCCAAACGCTAATGCATCGCATAGATATCCATCATTATAATATTTTAATTTTGGTTTATCAATTTTACTATCTTTTGGAATATAGATTGTATTTTTAGTAATATCAAAATCTAAAATATTTAAGTTATTTATTGATAAGTCTGGCCTATAGCGTATAACTAAATCGTATTCTACACCTGATGTGCTCTCGTTAATTTGCTTTAATTTATTTAACTTGTAAAGTTTATTCCATTGGTTTGCGATACCATTTATAATAGTATTGTCGCTATATTTAACATTATTCTCTATTAGTGTTACAGTTGGTGATAACGCACTTGTGATTTTTTTGAAATCTTTTTCTTCATCGATTAAATTAAAGTATTTATCTTCAGAATTTTCATTTTTTGTTATGTGTAAATACACATCAACGTTATCAAACTTATCAACGATTTTTTTTTGTATAAAGTTTAAGTTTGGTTCATAATTTCTTAAATATCCTGATATTAGAAGTGCAACTTTCATATTATATTAATTTCCAATTTTCTAGTTTTACTGGATGTAGGAACATATTTTGGTGGTCCCTTTTACAATAAACGTTTATAACTTTATTTGAAAATAATCCATATTTGGCGTCTAGCTGATAACATATTGCCGCCCATATTGAGTCCACTAAATGTATTTCTTTTGCATTTTGTATTACTTTAATGTAGTCAAAAAAAACACTTGAGAGTTTATTTAAATTAACATATGAATGATTTTCTAATTTGTTTTCAAACTGTATTTCAGTTGAGACGTGATGTGTGCCGTGTATATGGTTATTATTGTCGTCATGATATATAACATATTCAGTACCATATTTTTCGGAAAAATCTTTATATGTTTTATCTTCCAACTCTAAGTCTCTGTCTAAAGAAAAATCAATAACTCTGGTGATAAAGTCAATATCATAAAAAATATAAAACATTTCAGAAAAATGACTTGCTGCTTTTTTATTAAAATCTGGTTGGTACCAATAATTTTTATAGTTATCTTTTCTCCACTTATCATGTTCAGCATGAAACATAATATCAAAATTTTCTGGTACGGTAATTAAACTACCAAAATATTCCACCGTATCATTTTTTGAATTTGTTTCTATGTTTCCATAGTATCTACCATTGTCTGTATCCATGTATATAATCTTTACGTTTTTCATGTTTCTAATGTAGAAATCAACAAGGTTTTTTGCGTCAGAACGTATTAAAACGTAAATTTCATCATATTTTTTTTTATAATAATTTATTAATGAAAAACATAATATTATGTCAGTCCATCCTTGATGAAAGTATACGCAGGCTTTTTTGTTCATTAATTCTCAATTGTTCTTTCATTTTTCTGTTGACAAGTTTTACAGAAAAATTTATTGATGTTATCAAATACGTTAACACTTAAACAATTATGTGTTACACCGTCAATAACGTAATTGTTGTCGTTACCATCGATAGCATAATTTTTATGGTTATTTAATTCAAATAATATTCGGCCTAAATAACGTTCTGAGCCTTCGCTTTGATGTCTGTTTACAATAATAATATTATATAATAAATTATAAAGGTCTAAAACTTTATTTTTAGACACAATAAAACTATTACACCAGCAAAGATTGGTTTCGTTTAGTCTGTTAAGTAAACCAATCTTATTTAATACTGGGATACAGACATCCATTTTTTCAAGGTCATTCGTCCACCCAATAATCGAAGACGCTTCGATATTTTCTTTTTTTAAATTATTAAAATCATATTTATTTTTTAATACATATGTATCTTGTGTGAACACGCAATAGTCGTAGTTGTTTAATAAGCTATTATTAATCATATAGTTAATACCAACTTTGTACGCACCAATTTCGAATTTACAATCTGTGTTATTGGTTAAAAAAATAATATTTTTTTCATTTAAAAATTGCTCAGTGATTTCATTTAGTTTTAATGAGTTGTTGTCAACAACAATTATTAGTGAATCAGTATAAAAATTGTTTATATTATCAATATAATATTTTAAATATGACGGATATCCTGAGATATATTTATGCGCAATTATAAACGCTAATTTGTAACCATTATTCATCTGTTCCATTTGTTACTATTTTTTAGATTATACTTTTCAACAATTTTAACGTATTCGTTAGCGATATCACCATAGGATTGCCCATATTCAGTGACAAAATTACTTGGTAAGGTTAAAAATTTACCGCTATGGCTTATGTGTAAAAATATAAAATCATCAACACAATTAAAGTAACCACAAGATATTTTAGGTTCTTTGTTTAATTTATAGACATTAAATTTTTTAGCAAAAATTTGAACATCGATATCTTCAATTGTTCTATATGTTTTATGTTGAAACGATGTTACGATGTCTAATAACGCAGATTTTTTCCATATTGACGGATTTACATTATATATAAAATTATTTTCATTTTTTTGTGGTACTAAAAACAGACCATTTAAATCAAACTCAATAATATCATTTGTTTTTTCAGTGTATTTTAAATCTATCCTATCCACATTATTTTTTTTAATAAAATCAAAAAAATTAATAATTGTTTCATCTTTAACTTTTAATAATATATCAATATCATGTATTAAAACAAAGTATTCAAAATCAATCTGGTTTAAACACGTCATTAATCTTTTAGCATATGTGTCATTACCATCATAAAAAATAACATTATCATATTTTGAATATATTTCCGATAAATCTAAATCGTTTTTATTGATAAAAAGTGATAGGTTGCCGATATTCTGCATGTAATCGGTTTGTATTTTAAGCACGTCTAAATAATCAGTATTTGAATATACAATATAATTTATCATAATAACGTTTCTTTTTTAAATTCATTTAAATTTATTTCAAACGAAGAGTTTAGTCCATCGTCTAGTTTAGTACAGTCGTTTTTATTTACATTTATTTTATTAAAATTAATTTCATTGTTCCAGCCAGATATTGTTTTATTAGCGTATGCAATTTCAACCTCGTTATCATATACATTGATAATTTCACCAACGATGTCTTTATATTTAACACGCATATATTTTTTAAATTCTGTTTTTTCAACGTGTTCAACGATATCAAAAAGTTTTAAGTTTGCACAACTTAATGAATATTTAAATCTATTGTTAATGTGTAAAAAATATGGTGAAACTATTGAAATTAAATCGCATTTTTTACTTGAAAAAACAACATTACATAACCCACCACCTATCGCCCCAACAATTTTATCTGCGTTTGAGAAAAGTAATATTTTTTCTTTAGTTGACATTGTTTCAGCAAATACTTCAACATACCCTAACGTTTCAAGATATTCAACTAGGTCATCTTCATTTACCATTTTTCTTCTAGTAGTATAATTGGTGCCAATATTTGAAAAATCACCATGTTTCCAAGACCGTCTAGATATGTATATTTTTTTAGTGTCAACTTTTTTGTCACTTTCAATATTAACGGTATCGGCTATACTTTTGTAAAAATCAAAAATTTCATTCCTTGGTGGTAAATTAGAGTCGTGTCCGTGTGTATAAGAATCAGAAATATATAATGTTTCATATACTGTATTATCATTAATTATTTTGATATCGTTATTTTTTATCCCTAATATATCTAAAAACTCAATTATAAATTTATAAAATTCTTTTTTTGTTTCGTTGGGGTAATTCATTAAAAGTTTTACGTCTGGAATAGTTTCTTTTAATTTAAAAAATGATATTAAGTATGGTAGTGTATCATAAATAAAATGATAGTAATTATCTGTGTTGTACACGAAAAAAAATAGCGGGTGTTTTTCTGTTTTTGTATATTCAATATCTGGCAGGAAATACTCTTTTTTATGTGTGATATCCTTTAAGGACATTGTTGTTTCATTTATTGGAGAATAAAGTACATTTTCTTTTTTTGAAAAAAATAAAGGGTTAGGGTAAAATAAAGATTCACCGCATGGTATAACATTGGATAACTTATATAAATTAATTTCCCTATTATTTAAATCTTTTTCAAATAATTTACTGTATAGTGGGGATTTTTCTAAATTAGTTATTTTCATCATAATTTTGTTTTGTTTTCCCTAAAGAAGTTTTCGTATGGGTATTGCTTTATATTGTTTAAAATTTGATTCATAGGTGTGTCAAACATGCCCCTTAAATTACCTGCTAGGTTTTTTTCATATTTTTGATTATAAATAAACTCCCTATTAAAATGTGAATATTTGCCAATCCCAGATTTAATATGCTCATGTCTTACATTTGAAACGATATTAATTACACCATTAATAAATAAATTATTAATGTTTAAACCTATTTTTAATAATTGATACGTTATATCGCCATCTTCCTCACCAAAACCTATTAACCTTTCATCAAAATATCCGATGCTGTCAATCACAGTTTTATTTACGATAAAATGTGAAAAAGAATTATTTATTTTTGTTATACCATTAAAGTTGTTTGTATTTATGTGAGCATCTACTTTATCAAAAATGTCAGATGAATGTATTTCTAAATCATCATTTAGTAATAGTAAATTATCATCGTATGAATTTATTAGTGCCGTATTCCATAATTTTGACAATCCTCTAGTTTCAATAAAAAATATTGGGTATACATGTGAATATTTTGCGGATAACAATAAAATGTTATTTCTGTAATCGTCATCAAACTCACCATTTTTTTCACCATTAACTATCAACACAATTTTTTTGTCTGTAAATTTTCTTATTTGTGATAATAGTTTTACAATGTAATGATATCTGTTTGAAAATGTTGTTATACCAATTGTATAGTTATTCATATTATAAATATTCTTTTCCAAATGTTATTAGTTCCCCATTATAATTTTCCTTTATAAATTGTAAATACCCTTTAGATTTTTCTAGAGCGTTAAAAACATCTATATTGAATTCAATACCTTCGATTAAATGATTTGGTATTTTAACTTCATTAAATGTTAGATTATTTACCACTGGGTCGTATCTATCATTTATGAATGAAACACTATGACCATAATTAACAAATTCATGATGCTTATACCAAAGCTGTTTTATTGCATAATATCTCTTATTAATCGCCTGTAAATGTATCACACCATAGTCAGCAGTCTGTGTTGCTGGTAAATTAATTTGTGGTGTTCTTGGTGTGTGATATTTAAAATCATTTTTATTTAATGTACCACAAAAATTTAATGGTATTACAAACGTTCGATAATTATGTGCATATAATGGGTCGGTTCTGTATTCATTTATATTGTTAACAGAATTGTACCAAAATAATCGCATATCATAGGTATTATATATGTTTATAAAACTATTAAAATCTGATACGATATTGCTGGTTAGCAGTTCGTCACAATCAATCGAAAAAACAAAATCAATGTCATTCATTTTAGCAACATCAATCATTCTTTGTCTTTGATATGATTCATTAAAGCTAGTTAATTTATCATTAATAATGATAAATTTATCGCTTGGTAAATTTTTTTTAATTACATCGACAGATGAATCTACTGAATTATCATCATAAAATATGAATAAATCAATTGGGTAATTTTTCCATATTTTTAAAACTTCGTTTAATAAAATTTCTTCATTTTTAAACATTGTATTAAATGCTACTTTCATAAATAAAAATTATTTTTTTTTCTGTTGTTATACAACGTGTTATCGTGACCACCATTAATACTATTTAAAACATGTATATAGTCGGTATCACCAAACCCCCAATCTGGGTGTTGATGCTGAATTATTATTTCGTCAAAATATGTTTGTTTATTTAACATATTACCAATTTCCATAAACTCATTATCACAATAAGCTGACAGATATTCGGGATAATATATATAACCAAACCTATCATAATATTTTTTTCCCAATATTGATAGTGTATTTAATTTATTACCTTGAAACCCGTCATTAAACCATAAGATTCCGTCGGTATCTGGATATACCTCAGACATTTTATTTTTTATTATTGTGTCAAAACCTTTTTTAATAGGTATCATATCGTCAGATGCGAGTAAAACAATATCAAAATCAACATTTTTTAAATCGGCGTTTACTGCATCTATTTTTGATTTATTATCGCTATAAAAAATCTCAACATTTGGGTATTGCAGGATATATTCAATAATGTTATCGTTATTCATTGAAGTATCATCAATATCGCAACTAACGATAATTTTAGTTGTTTTGTCATCTAAAAATTTTATATATCTTTCTAGTACTTTTTTAAATTTTTCTACCCGATTTCTAGTTGGAAATTTTATTATTAGGTTCATATTTAATAATCTTTTGGTCTTTTTAT